CGACTAATGCGAGGCTCTCCTTGAAGATACTCGTCAGTTCGTCTTCTTCCCATTTGTTCTAATGAGAATCCTTCAATGGCTTGTTTATATCTTCCTTCATAATATTGCAACAAGTCATTTGGACCTTTTAGAAATCCATAAGCCTCAACAAGGCAAGCATATAATAAGCCATTGGGAAATTGCTGACTTAAATATGTATTTTGATTTGTAGCCGATAATCCAGTTGGTTTCAAGATATAATTTACTTCAATTGTGTAAGTTTGATCAGGAGTAGGGGCTAAAACTATGATACTTTCATTCCAGTTTGCATAATATTTAGGTGTTCCTGATGTATTTGTTTGGTTATATTCATCTATAAAAGACACATCTCTTACCTGTAAAAATGTCTTTTCACTAGCTCCAGCTGTAATTTCAGCGGATCTAATAACTAATAAATTATCAGGTAAAGTTAAAAATTTTTGATTTACTATAAAATTAGTTGTTGCATATTTTCTATTATTATCAGAGTCTACATCTCTTAAAATTCTAAATTCAGCATCTTGTATAAATCCATTTACAACAGTAGCTGTTAATACATTACTATCTACTTCTGTGTAGCTTCTAATTTTTGCAACTAATTCATCGTATGTCATATTAAGCCTTTAAAGTTACTGGACCTGCAGAGTTTTGAGCTCCACCACCAGCTACGTTTCCATTTATTGCAGAACTTGTACTTCTGAAATAAAAATAATTTAATGTATCACTAACAAGTCCAGTTGGACTTAATCTACCAACTGTAATTACAAATCCATTTGGATTATCTATATCAGTTACTCCATCAAATGGAAGTATTGGTTCAAATTCATTTTCATTAGTTGGATATCCAACCATAATAACATTTGGTGGTCCTCTAAATCTTACAATCTGTCCTGTTTGTCTTCCATGATTTTGAGAATAAACATTTATATAAGTATTTCCTGAATACTTAATCGTTGTGAATGGATCAGGATCTAATGCAATAATAACAGCTGGCTCTTGTCTATCTGGTCTTGCATTTGGTAATCCTTGTGGATCTGTAGCATGTGGTTTAGGTTGTAATTGTGGATGTTTTGGTTCGTATTCAGAAATATGAACTCTTGCGCCATTCCATTCTGTAACCATTTCAGAATATTTAAATCTTTGACCAGATCGATCTGATAATGACCAGGCGTATTTTCCTTTTGAAAGATTAGTCATAATTACATGCTAGGGTAATAAGTTTTAGGTGTAATAAATGAGCTAGAAGGAGAACCATCTTGTTCTAAAGCTCTCTTAAACTCATCTTCATATAATAATTTTAATTCTTGTGCTCTTTGTGGAACAAATTTAATTGATAAATAATAAGCAAGTCCTGCACACATACATGGAACAAATCTATAAGGAACATCAGTTATATTTTGATATGCTCCAACATCTTGAATTCTACTTGCATAGTAGTAATGAAATAAATTATTAACTTGGTTTGATCCAGGAGTTAAATATAAATTAAAAGTAATTCTATCTATAAATCTTTGTACAAATATTTGTGTAGGTTGACCTTGTGATACTTTATTAGAAAATGATTGATAAATAGATCTATTAATTTTTGTAAATGGAAAATCAGATACTGGGTTTTGATTTGTTATTCTATAAGCAGCTTCATACATATCATCTATTCCATAAGTAATAGAATTATAATCATAAACATTTGTATTAATAGTATGAGAGGCTGCAGTTGTGCCATTAGCACCTCTTGTACAACCTGTTAAAGTCATATCAGTAGTATCACGACCTGTATAAGTTATTTGTTCAGATCCAATTAATAATGTTCCTGATGTTGGAAACTGCCATGATGAAACTACAGGAATAGTTGTAACTGATGCATTTATAGTTGCAGATAATGTGCTAAGGGTACCATCAGAAGTACCGTCCGTAGGCGAACGGTAAATTGTATATAAACTTTGTCCTTGAACACAAGAAATATTATTTAATTTAATCTCCCAATAATGAAGTCCTCTATTGGACCATTCTTGGAACATAATGTTTAATGAACGTCTAGCTGAAGATAAATCAAACCCGGATCTTGGAGCTGGAAAACCAATCCTCTCATAAGATTCTTTTATAATATCATCTATGTAAAATGTCTTTTCAAAGACATTTGTTCCAGAAGTTCCCATTTAAAACTCCTATGTTGACGGATTACCTGCTGTTAATCCTGGTCCAGAATATTTATCAGTTAATAATGTAACAGCTCTTACATTCGTCATTGTTGAAACATAAACACCTTTTGGAAAAGGAATTCCATCTTCAGGAATATATACACTGATTACATCTCCATTTGGAATGTCTACTGTCATTAAATTTTGACCTGCTTGACTTGTAGTAGTCAATTTCACAATACCAACACCAGAACCATTTGATGCAACAATCATTCCTCTTAAACGAACAGATGGTGCAATAATTACAGTGCTCGTAGATGCTGTAAATCTTGTTGCTTGTATATCGCCTTTAAAACTTGCCATTTTTTCTCCTTATATTAAGAGCCCCCGAAGGAGCTCTTAAAAATTATTTATTATCCACCAACAACGTTAGTACCTGGAGAATTTAATTGTTTCCAAGTTGTTCCGTTTGAAAATGCGTAACCAGATACGTTAGATGCTGTAAGATTATTTACAAACACCATAGCGCCTTTATTTGCTGCTGCAAGTAAAGTTGTTCCGGCATATGATCCAGATGAAATAGTAAGTGTAGTAACATTAGTTACTGAAAAAGCTACGCTTCCACCTTGCTCTGTGTCAGTTTGCCTTTGCGCTTGAGCATTAGGATTTGGTCCACCGATTAATCCACCGATTGATACCACTGGTCCTGTAAAGGTTGTATTTGCCATAGTATGTTCTCCTAGTTATTCCAATATCGTCTCTAGGCCGTCGACTATACGCGTCGATAAAGGAAAGTTAAGTATAGTAATTGAAATATAACTGAATTTATTAGAAAGCGCAAGAAGTACCTACATCGAAAATACGCTTTTTCGGAAATAAGTAGCTATATTTAACTAGCTACAGAAAATTCAGGAGCTGCTAACTCTACTTTAATCTGTCTACTAGCTATTTCAGCTTCAGACATTTTAATGTGGTTAATGATTTCACGAATTTTTTCGTCAATCCTAACCATATCAAGAGTATATTTTCCCTCTTGAATGTAGTGTTGCTCCCAATCAAGTTCTAATGCTCTCTTTTTTGTGTAAAGAGCTTGAACTGATATCATCTACAACCTCCTCATAGGTTATCCAGCAATTAGACTTACTAAAAGCCCTATCGCTGTCCTTAAATAATACCCCATTTTGTCCTATTTTGTCAAGGATAGCGTTTTGTATACTTTCTGCATTATCGTCAGCTTCAATATTAAAATCAGCTACATGACCATATGCTTTTATCTTAACATGAAACATTTTTGACATAATTCTTTCTTTCTAACATAAAAAAAGGGGGCCCGTAAGAGCCCCCTTTAAATAAAAAATGCTTATAGATTAAGCACCTTGAGATCCGAAGATACCTCTAGGGTCAGACCAGCCGAAGCTGTATCTTTCTCTAGCTTTGTATCTAACGTTACCAGTATCAAAATCACCTTCCATAGAAGTTTTGATAGGCGCTCTTAAAAACATTTTCATTCCATTAGGAACGTCAGTTCTTAAAAACCATGCATCAGGATCAGTTAAGAAATTGTTCACAGTGTAACCTTGTGGAACCATTCCCATAGATTTGATTGCATTGATATCGTTGTTCGCTGTACCAGTTCTGCCTTCAGATTTCATCAATCTTTCAGAAGTAAACTGTAGTTCTGGTGGAACTATAGCTTTAACCGGTCTTGCAGCGATTTTTAAGCCTCTTTCATCTGTAAGAGCAGCAATGTCGATAATTGCTTGTTCTAAAGATGTTTCATTCAAATCAGCTTGTGTAGCTAATGTGTTTGAAAAAGACCCAGCGATCGTTGGGTGAGATGTTGAAAATAATGGAGATCCGTCACCACCTTGGTAGTTAGTATCAAAACCATTATTTAATACGTTAGCACCTTTTACTTGCTTAGTATTCGCCATAGATCTTGCTAATGCTTTTGTATAACGAGAAGCAATTCTATCGTAAAGGTTATCTTCGATAGCTTCTTCTGTTATAGCAAACGCTAGAGCAATAGTCTCATGCGTATATCTAGCAGTGAAAGTTTCCTGAGCATTGTCAAATGTAACACCAGAGCCTTCAGGCTTAACTGCTGCATTTGCAAAACCAGATAACATCACTTCTTCCTCGAACGCTCTTTCTGAGCTCTCTACTTCGTAGATTTCAAGGTGCTGATTTTCGTAACGTTTGTATTCAAGTCCGAATAAAGCATTCAAACCTGGTTCTAGTTCTTTAACTAGTTGTCCTCTTGATATAGCCATATTCTTATACTCCCGTTGTTTGTTTGTAGAAGTGGTTGTTAATGTTAACTATCCAAGTAACACCAGCAGAAGCTAAATCGTTATTACCGATGTTAGTCGACGGCCCAATAATTCTCAATTGAAGAGAATTAGTAGTGTTAATTGTTGAGTTATCTAATTTAACATTAGATACGTAGTTAGCAGAATCTCCCGCAGCGTAAACGATGTTTGCATTATTGAAAACATAAGTTTGCTGAGAAGCACCACTTGCATTTGATTTGATTTCGAACCTTTCATAAGGGTCGTCCGCCACATATCCTAAAATATCTGGAGCTGTATTAGAAGCTTCCAAATGGTTAGTCCATGTAGGTTTTCTTGTAGTTTGGTTAGTAAAAAATACTCCGTTCAAAGAACCAAGTAATTGATCACCTGCTGCAGCTACACCTATTGTTCCAGTATTCAGTGCTTTCACTGGATCTTGGAAATAGATAGCTGTTGCAGAAGCTGCAATACTATATTCGCTTTGTCCTTGAGCATCTCTGTTCTGACCAACTTTACCGATCGGTCGTAGACCGAATCCTCTTGTTTGATTAGCCATAAAATGACTCTCCTTGTTAAGTTTA